AACAGTGGTTGGAATAGACCAGCATTGATGTTAAAAGACTCAAACGGAGACGCAGTTTCTATCGTTGGCGAACATAATACAACATTTGACTACTATGCGTTGAATTATACCTTAGACCCAAATAACACAAACGGCGACACAAGCACAACAAATTTCGCTGGTGATTATTATGTTGCGTTTTCAAAGAACTATTCTAACCCAAGTTCAGTTGGAATGAACATGGATATCTATGGTGCCAATGACGGATTCAACCTTACAGCGAGAGGCGACTTTGGTGCTTATTCAACAAGGTATTCAGCAAAACCAATTAGAATTAAAGGTCAAAAGGTTGAGTTGTATTCTTCAGACAACACAACACCATTTGGCAACTTCACGGAGCGCCTCGTAGTAGATGAAGAAAGAAGTAAATTCTCAAATGTTGTAAAGTTAAACAACGCAAGTTCAGACCCAAGTGGTGAGAACGGGGATATGTACTATAATACAACAACAAACAAGTTCAGAGGTTATCAGAATGGCGCTTGGATTAACTTGGATGGTTCATAATGGCTATTAAAGAAAAAAGCAAAGTTGTGATGATGGAAGCAAATCAAACACAGATAGATGTTAAACAAAATACAGCGGATATTATGGCTATGAAAAATGACTTAACAGAGATTAAAACAAACCAAAAACATTTAGATGGTCAGATTGAAAAGATAGACAAAAAAGTTGAAAAGATTGATGGAAGATTATGGGCGATTATGCTCTTGGTCGTTGGGTCAGCAGTCGCAAATTACTTTATGTAAAGGATTAATTATGGAAGAAAAGAAAAAAAGAGGTAAAGCAGGTAGACCAAGTCTTAAAAACACGATTGATGTTGAAATGGTTAAGAAATTAGCAAAGATTATGTGTACTCCACAAGAGATTGCTTATATACTTGAAGTAGACCATAGAACTTTGATGAAACATCACGGTGGTGAAATTGAAAAAGCAAGGGCTGTAGGTAAAATGGGCATTAGACGGCGTCAATATGAGATGGCTATGAAGTCAAACAACGCGGCTATGCTTATTTGGTTGGGTAAAAACTGGTTAAATCAGCAAGAAAATCCTATATCAGAAGATGATGCGAAGATGCTTCCTTGGAATGATGATTTAGAGATTTAATGCCGTTAACTAAACCACAAGCCGAAGTAGCGGCATCGGATAAACGATTTAAGGTCGTGTGTGCTGGTCGCCGATTTGGTAAATCAGTATTGGCTATAAGAGAACTAGCCAGAGTTGCTAGAACTCCTGATAGTAAAGTGATGTATGTGGCTCCAACATACCAGATGTGTAGAAATATCGTATGGAGTCCGTTAAAGAACAAGTTGAGAGACTTAAATTGGATAAAGAAAGTAAATGAATCAAGGTTGGAGATTATATTGAGAAATAACAGTATCATTATGCTTCGCGGCGCCGACAGCCCAGATAGTCTTCGTGGAATTGGACTAAATGCCACGGTTATAGATGAGGTTGCTGATGTAAAACCGGAAGTGTGGACTGAAGTGTTGAGACCGACATTATCAGACAAATCAGGTACTGCTTTATTCCTAGGAACACCAAAAGGTAAAGGTAACTTTTTCTTTGACTTGTATAATATGGCAGCCACAGATAAAACTTGGGGTGCTTGGCAGTTCACAACACTTGAAGGTGGGAATGTGCCAGAAGAAGAGATTGAAGCGGCTAAGAATGACTTAGATTTGATGACATTCAAACAAGAATATGAAGCATCCTTCAATACAGCGACCAATCAAGTATATTATGCTTTCAAACCAGAAAATAATGTAAAAGAATATCAGTTAGAAAAAGACAAGTTAAAAAACATAATCATCGGGACAGACTTTAATGTGAGTCCTATGGCAACTGTTGTAGCAGTACAGACAATGACTGGTCTTCATATTATTGATGAGATAGCACTATGGTCATCTAACACAGATGAGATGGTACAAGAAGTGAGAAACAGATATCCGACACAACACATCACTTGCTTCCCTGACCCTGCGGGTGTTCAGAGAAAAACAAGTGCTGGTGGACGAACAGATATCTCAATCTTACAGAACGCAGGGTGGAATGTTAAGTTCAAACCAAGACATCCTCTTGTGCGTGATAGAGTGAATGCTGTTAACAGCCTCTTACTAAATAGTAACGGAGACAGTAGATTATTGATTGACCCCAAATGTAAAGAACTTATAAAGTGTCTTACAAGGTTCAGTTATAAGGAAGGAACATTAATTCCAGATAAAAATGGAACAAACGACTATTCGCACTTCCCGGATGCGTTGGGATATGGAGTTGACTATATGTTCCCAGTAACTAGACAAATTAAAACCCAAAAACAACAAACATTTGGGATGTATTAAAGGAGAAAACTATGTCTTACTTAACTAAAGACACAATTACAGATGTTCATCCAGTATACGCCAAGCATATTGAGAGATGGCGTTATTTCTGGGCGTCATTCAATGGAGGATTTGATTATCGTAACAGTAACCTAGAGATGCTCCGTAGATATATGAACGAAGACCAACAACCTGGACAACAGTATGCTCAAAGATTAGACTATACAGCACTTGAAAACTCGTGTAAATTAGTTGTAGACACTTATAAAGCATTCTTATTCAGAACTCTGCCAGTGAGAGCGTTGGGTAACTTGAATAAACTGCCGTATACTGAAGATTTCGTCAATAATATAAATTTAGACGGCATGGATATTGACCAATTTATGAAAGAAGCAAACTCTATTGCTATGATTTATGGTCACGCTTGGGTTTTAGTAGATAAACCATCAACAACATCAGCAATTACTTTAGAACAAGAGATTGCTCAAGGTATTAGACCTTATGCTCAGTTAATATCACCAGAAAACATATTAGATTGGTCTTGGGTGAGAGTAAATGGTCGTTATGTACTTGATTACTTAAAGCAAAAAGAACACGAAGATGAGAAATCATTGGTTGTTCGTGTATGGACAAACGAAACAATCTGTCGTTATGAGATGGGCAAAGAAGATAACGCTCAACTGACACTGTTAGAAGAGATTCCTAACGCTATTGGTCAGATTCCGTTCGCTATGATAAAAGCAAACCCATCACACACTCGTGGAATAGGTAACAGTGACTTAGCCGATGTTGCTAAAATACAACAAGCGATATTTAACCTAATGAGTGAAGCAGAACAAGCCATTCGTATCAGTGGTCACCCGTCATTAGTTAAAACAGCGTCAACAGATGCTGCCGCAGGTGCAGGTGCTATCATTACTATGGATGAAACACTCCCAGGAGAGTTAAAACCGTTCTTATTACAACCTTCATCAGCAAATATTGATGCAATTATAAAGGTACTAAAAGAACACCAAACAATGATTATGAAGATGACACATTTAGAAGCAGTAGTCGGTCAAAAGACAGTTGCTAAAAGTGGTGTCGCTCTTCAAACAGAATTTTCAATGTTAAACACAAGACTTGGAGACAAGGCTGATTCATTAGAACGATTAGAACATAAAATATGGAATTTATTTCAAATATGGACTGGTGTTCAAGCAGATGATGATTTCTTAGTAGAATATAAGAAGAAATTTGACTTGCGTGATGAAAATAATGACCTAGCCAATTACAAGACAGTGAGAGAGATGAATCTGCCATCATCAACATTGAATAAAGAACTTGACAAGCAAATCGCAAGAATTGTTGTTAAGAATGGCGATGTGTTAGATGATATTGTTGATGAAATTGACAGTTCAGACACATTAGCGAGACCAGAGACGGATGAACCAGGAATTGCAGAATAATGTGCGTATTCCGTGTTCATTCAGTAAACTTAAATAAATACTAGTATTAGAGTAAACGCTTTAATACTAAAAACACTCCAAAGGAGGATACTATGACTGCAATAGACCAAGAAGCAGGTACCACAGCGATAGAAGAAGCCACTGAGACTTCGGCTGAAATTGAAACTCAGGCAGAAAGAACTTTTAGTCAGGAAGAAGTTGACGCAATCGTAAAATCAAGGTTGGCAAAACAATCTAAGAAATACGATGACATCAATATAACTGAGTATCGTTCACTTAAAGCAGAACAAGAAAACAAGAAACTTGAAGAACAGAAGAATAGAGGAGAATTTGAGCAAATATTGTCTGAACAAAAATCAGATTATGATGCCAAGTTGGAATCAGTTAAAGCAAAACTTCACAGTGTTCAAGTTGATGGAGCCCTATTAAAGGCCGCGGGTGGCAGAAATGCTGTAAACCCAGACCAAGTAGCACAATTGTTGCGAAATAGAGTAACATTAACAGACGAAGGTGAAGTTCATGTACTTAACGACAAAGGAGAGGTTATGTATGATAAAAAGACAGCCGCACCGACAACTGTTGAATCTTTAGTTAATGATTTCTTAGATGCGTCACCACATTTCTTAAGAGCAGGCCCACAGGGTGCTGGTTCTATAGGTTCAGTGGGAGAATCAACAACAAAAGAAGCATTAGACATATCTAAATTAGATATGACTAAGCCGGAAGATAGAAAAGTCTATAAAGAAATGATATCTTCTGGTAAATTATTATAAACTTATAAAGGAGTCAGATAATGGCAAACGAAGCATATCTATCGGGTATCAATTTAGATGAATTGATGGTCAATACAAAAGCCGCAACAGTGTACGCGGCACAAGAAAACAGTCTGTATCTATCAGGCGGAATCGTTCCTATGGTAAATGTACCAGCAGGTTCAATGAAAGCACAAGTACCAGTTATGGGTGCAGTTGCGGCAACAGTTATTTCATCAGAAGCGTCAACAGGTGTTGATTTAGATTCTAAAGTTATGACAGACGCACAAAACCACATCTCATTAAATCTTCACGCGGCACGCAGTGTTGTTAGAGATTTAGGTGGTGTATCAACAGCAGAAATAGGGCGTATTCTCGGAAATGCCGTGGCGAAATCCGTTGACACAACCGTAACTTCAGCAATGGGTTCATTAACAGAGCAAGAAATCACATCAGGTTCATTAGACCTTGCTGAGATTTTCGCGGCTGTAGCAACAATCCGTGGCGCTGGTGAAGGTGGCGAATTATTCGGTATCGTATCAACAGACGCTTATGCGGCTCTTATGGGCGATGTAGGTGGTTCAGCATTCGCTGGTGGTGATTTTCAAACAGCGGCTATGAGAAATGGTTTCTTTGGGAAAATTGCAGGGGTTAACTGTTTCGTCAGTTCATACCTGAACAACACGCAAATCGCAGGAACACACAATCCTAAGATGGCTATATTCTCTGGCGATGCTATGAGAGGCGCAATCTCAGGCGGCGTTAATGTAGAGGTGGAACGCCGGGCTGCTGCGGTTGGATTTGATGTTGTGGCCAGCGCCGCGTTCGGTTGTGCGACTATTGACGCAACTCGTGGTGTTCTAATTATTGACGAATCATAATCCACAGTAGGACTATAATGAATGATGTGGGGGTTCGCTCCCACATCCTTAACAAAGGAGAATAACATATGGCAAATTACGCAACAGATAGTGATATCACAGATATAGTGCCAGACATCTTTGAGCATGGTGTGGCTTCTTTCACAAATGAGTTGACTAAAGCAACAGCGACAGTTAACAAAAGATTGAAAGCAGATTGGTGGACAGGTCATCCACAGAACTTTGATGACACAAAACTAAACGATGCACAATGGACAGAGGTAACTGTATATGCGGCATTAGCCTACTTTATCCTCCCAAGATTAAGTTCATTTCGTCCGGAAGATATCTTTATGGGCATGGCAGGATTCTATCGTGACCGTTATGAGGAAACTTATATGCGAGAACTTGAAACTGGCGTTGACTATGACACAGATGGTGATTCATCTTATGAAGATTCAGAAAAGACCTATACAAAGATGGATAGATTAACAAGATGAGTATCCGAGAAGACATCATTGAAGATATTGTACTGAAGTTGAAAAACATCAATACAATAAAAATGGGTGCTGTAACTCGGGAACCTATGTTCCGTGACCAAACTGAGTTCTATGGATTAGCAAGAACAAACTTCCCACATGTGATTGTGACTGCCGGTAACGAAAGTCGCAATGATTTAACTATGGGTGGTTCAAGTATTATCAGAGAGGGTCTTATGACTGTTGAGATAGTTTCATTCGTTAAAGCGAGTGATAAAACTATTGACACAACAATTAACGACTTGATTGAAGCAATTGAGGAAATACTTGATGCTGATAGAACCAGAGGTAGCAAAGCAAAGGACACTCAAGTTAAAGAAATCATTATGGGTGATAATTTAGAACATCCATACGGTACTTTCACATTGAATGTAGAAGTTAAATATATTTTCACAAGAGGAGCAACATAATGAAGATAGTTAAAATGAAAGATGCGTTAGGCAACATACAGTCTCGTATCCCAGAAAAAGATATTCCTTATCATCTTAAAAATGGTTGGGAGTTGGTTGAAAAAGAAGTTCAGGATAATCCTGTAAAGAAAAAGTCTGTTAAACCTCAAGTTGAAGCAGATATATTAACCCCTAATGAAGGAGAAGAATAATGGCAAGAGTAACTAAAGCCGGTACAGGCGGTGCTGTTCATATCACAACTGATGGTGGTTCAACTTATGAAACAATTGCGGAAATTCGCAGTTGGTCCGTAGAAGAATCAGCAGACACAGTTGAGGATACAAACATGGGTTCAAGTGGAGTGCGTTCATACAAAACAACACATAAAACTTGGTCAGGTTCAGCAGACCTTTATATACCAATTGATGACACAGATGGTAGTGAGCAATTAACAGAACAAAATTCTGTTGTCGCAACTATCGCCATCGGTACAACTTATGACTTTAAGTTCTACGCAGATGATAGCACAACATCTTTTGAGTCATATAATGGTAAAGGTATCGTAACAGGTATCAGTCGTTCAGTAGCCCACGATGGTATGGCAGAAATGAGCATATCTATCCAAGGCAACTCAGCGTTAACATAAAAAAGCGAAACCCACGATGACCATGACAATGCAACTTAAAGGTGGTGACACCCTAAAGCAAAGGCTAAAGAAGGACTTACGAAAGTTAACTCTTCAAATGGCTGATGATTATAGGGATGCCCTTGAGGCTAAAACACCTAAGGTGTCAGGTCATGCTAGTCGTGGGTGGCGTATTAAGAAGCGTAGAGATGACGCTAAGATAACAAACAAAGTGCCTTATATCGGAAGACTTGAAAACGGGTGGAGTAGTAAAGCAAAGAATGGTATTACT